CTAATACTTATAACACCTGTCATAACAGGAGAAAGAATAGAATCGAAAATGTTTATCTCTTCGTATATTCTAGAAATATCTAATATACCTTTTTTCGTAACTATAGAAAGTTCATTTAAGGTAAATCTTGATGCTTGTTGTGGGATAGATAAAGACATTATTCACTCAACGTGATAACACGTTTAAACTCATTCATTAAACCAGACTCAGTAACATATTCTGGTCTCAACAATCGTATTTCTCGTTTAGCATCATTCAATTCAACTTCATAATCATAATAAGTTAGAGTTGATTTGGAAATTGTTTGAGTAACTCTACTACCATCACTCAAGGTGTATGTTTCTGTAGTTACAGGTAAACTCGTATGTGTATTGGCATCAATTTCAACTTTTTCGATAATTTGATTTTTGGTTGGTTTGGAACTCAAACGAGTAATAGTTTTATAATATTCCTTTACATTGCCAGCATCTTGCGCCCATCGAATTCCCGTTAGAAATGGCGTGTGTCTGGCCCCATTATCAGCATATTTGTCATTGATATATTTAATAAGTGTTCGTTGATCTAATGGCCAATCGTACTGTGGATCAATTATATTATTAAATAATAACACAATCCAATGTTTTTCTGATGACCCATAATACTTTGAGGCAATCATTTCGGGAGTATCACCATCTTGAATTTCATATGGATAAAATATGGATGAATTTTGTTTTAAACTTTCTTCAAATGCAAATCGAGAAATAATATTCGTGACCGTATCATATGCAGACGAATCATTCGAGTTTGTATATGGTGTAGTTGGAAAAAAATTAAAATATTTTGCCATTTTATTTCTTTGTCATTTTGCCGTACAATTCTGAAAGACCATCGCTATAACCAGCATTTCTAGGTTTATAACCATTAGGTCCAAATCTGAAGTTTTGTTTAGTGATAATAACAACCTCTTTAAAATTTAAAGTCATTTGTATTGCTGTTGGCATACCTGTAAGACCTAAAGCAGGAGTATCTTCACCTGGCATCTCATATGCAGACCAACCATTCGGAGCATAATTGACTTGTATGCCTGTCATTACACAACGACCAATCGTAGGTATATTTGGATTAGGTTTACCGCCATAATAGAATTGAATATCAAACTGTGATGGTGGAATTAATAACAAACCCGAACTACCAGCATCAATTTCGGGCGCTTGATGAAAACGGAATCTTTCAATAATATTTTGAACTTCTAATGCTTCTCTTTCATCCCGAGGATAGAACATAAATTCGTAAGAAAACTCACGAAACGAAGGAGATTGATAAATCAATTCTAACATAGGATTATTAACACCACCAAGTGCTAAAAATGCGCCTGCTGTTGCTGATTGTTCCCCAACTACTTTAGCAAGTGCTTTCTGTCCTATTAATTGAGCGGCAGCAACGATAGCGGTATCGCCTGCACCTTTACCATCGCTACCTTTCTGTATTGCTTCAATTATAGATTTACCTGCAACCGCTGCTTTACCACCAAGTTCATTACCAAGTTGTAACTCACCGTAACCCTGAGAGTGATCGAAACTTATTGTATCTGGCATATACAGAACAATAGAATCAGTTGTTTCAACTGTAGTATCTAAGAGAGATTTATATTCAATATCTTTGACGCTATCAACATATTGATCTTTACTAAAAGATTGCTGAGAAACAGATGCAGATGAAGTTCCAAATGATGTGGAAATTTCTTTACCAAATAAAGTTTTTCCTTTAGTAAAACTGTTGACGGCAGCATCAATCTTACTATTAATCTGTGATGCAAAACTTGTACTTGGTTTAGAAGCGCCCTTATAATTTTTCATTACTTCTTGTTCTGGACTTCTTTTTATTCCTGTAAATTGAGAATTTTTTTGCTTAAAGATGTGAAAAATCATGTAATGACCTTTATCATAATTTCCAACATCTAGAGGATATCTAAATGTGTTTGATATTTCTTTACCAGTAAAAAGTGGAGATAAGGGTCCTCTTGTATTTTCTTGCTGAGAAATTGTAATATCAGATAAACCGAAAAATGCCATGGTTGTCCTAAGTAGGTTGACTAGATAGTATTTATGTCATATAAAGGTAAATTTACTCCCAAAAACCCACAAAAATACAAGGGTGATGCGACCAACATCATCTATCGGTCATCGTGGGAAGTCAAAGTCATGAAATATTTAGATGACCATCCAGATGTCATTTGGTGGGGTTCTGAAGAACTGGTCATACCCTATTGGAGCCCAGTTGACAATAAAAAGCATCGGTACTTCCCAGATTTCGTTGCTAAGATAAAGCAGAAGAACGGTGTAATCAAAACTTTTGTGATTGAAGTCAAGCCAGAAGCCCAGACTAAACCACCGACTCAAAAACGCAAGACTCAAAGGTACATTCAAGAAGCGGCAACTTATGTTATCAATCAATCTAAGTGGAAAGCGGCAACAGAGTTCTGCAAAGATCACGGATGGGAATTTCAGGTCATCACAGAAAAACATCTAGGAATCTAAGATAAATACTAGATGGCTACCAGAACACTCATAGACAGAATCAAAGATTCTCTTGCAAAGCAGGGATTTGAAATGCGATCCCGTGAAGCCCGTAATTGGCTCAAAGCAAAAACAGGCGCACTTAAACCCACCAAGGCTGACTTGATGCGTGATAAACAAAGACTTAGAGAAAGGTCTTTTATTGGTAGAATGTACTTTTATTTTTATGATCCGAAAACGAAAGATTCGTTGCCATATTACGATAAGTTCCCATTGGTTATACCAATAGAACGATACCCAGACGGTTTTCTAGGACTTAACTTGCATTATATTAGTCCAAAGCAACGGATACTTCTTTTAGATAAATTGAGCACATTACTTACTGACGATAACTACGATGAGAAAACTAGACTCAGAATTAGTTATGATTATCTAGCAAAAGCATCAAAAATGTATCAGGCTAAACCATGTATCAAGCGATATTTGTTTAGTCATATTCAATCTAGGTTTTTAGAAATAACGGCAGATGAATGGGACATCGCAGCAATGTTGCCTGTTGAATCATTTGCCAAAGCAAAGAAAAACAAAGTATGGTCAGAATCAGAGGATAAATTTTAATGTCGTTTTCACCTAATCTATTTCTATCAAACATAACTGGCAAAGGCGGTCCCGCTAGGTCAAATAGGTTTGAAGTTATATTACCTATCCCACCATATATTGGTAAATCGATAGGAAATTCGTTTTTGGAAAAAGTATTGAACTTTCCAAATTCAGTTTTTTCTGATGTATCGGACGCAATCAATAGTGCTATAGGTAGTGAGTCTGATCGAATGCAATCATCTAATCCGTCAGTGTCTCGTTATCTTGCTCTTCAATGTGAATCAGCAGAGTTGCCAGGCCGAACATTAGAAACCGCAGACGCAAGAATATATGGTCCGTCTTTCAAAGTGCCTTATCGTATGCAGTATTCGGAAACTACATTAACATTTATTTGTACTAATGAATTTTATGAACGTAAATTGTTTGAACGCTGGATGGATGCTATCATTCCACCTGATACAAACAATGCTCGTTTTCCAAAAAGCACGGCATCAAGATACTTGACAGATATTCGTGTTATACAATATGACGATATAGTTCGTCAAATTTATGCAGTTGATTTGATTGATGCATTCCCAACTGGCATTTCACCTCAAGCATTAAGTTGGGGTGATGATGCGTTTCACCGTTTATCGGTTCAATTTAGTTATCAGAAATATCGTTCTATCTTTGAAGGTAAATATGATATCGGACAAACACTTGCCTCTTTAGGTGGCAGTGCAGCAACAAGATTGTTATCATTCTAATTGAGAGGAAATTATGTTACCAAAACTTGATGTACCAATTTATACTATCAAACTCATTTCAAATGGACAGGATGTTCGCATTCGTCCATTCCTAGTAAAAGAACAAAAGTTGTTTCTGATGGCGGCAGAATCAGAGGACCCAAAAGAGACAATCAATACCATTCGTCAAGTTTTGAAGAACTGTGTAATCGATGAACTCGATATTGATAACTTACCTACATTTGACCTTGAATATTTGTTTATGAATCTTCGTGCTCGGTCAGTGGAGGAAGTTGTTGAACTAAAGTATAAGTGTAACAATGATATTACCGATGACAAAGGTGAGACTAAGAAATGTTCTGGTTCGGTAGATTTTAATTTGAATCTGTTAGAAATCGAACCGACAAAACATGAAGATCATGAAACTAAGTTTATGTTAAATGATAAGGTTGGTATCTGCTTAAAGTATCCAACATTTGAGATGATTCAGAACTATGAGAACATGGACAAGAATCAAATTCTGGTAAATGTACTGATTGATTGTATCGATTATCTATATGATGATGAGCAAGTATACTATGCCAAAGATACGCCAAAAGAAGAGTTGATGGAATTTATTGACTCTATGCAACAGAAAGACTTAGAGAAAATTAAAAAGTTCTTTGATACAATGCCTGAAATTAAAAAAGATGTCCACTTCAAATGCGGCAAGTGTGGATACGAGGAAGACATTGAGATTAAAGGTCTACAAAATTTTTTCGTTTAATATTTCGTCATGAATCACTAGGTAATTACTATCAGACAAACTT